GCTCTGAGCGGCAAACGAAACGAGGGCGCAGCAAGCTGCGCCCTCGTTTCGTTTGCCGCTCAGAGCGCTCATACAATTCGCCGTTTCAGGACGGCCAGCTTCTCCTGGATACGCCAGTCCTCTTGCGCGTTCCGCCTTTCCACTGGATGGGCGAAGGTGAGCGCCAGGGCGTCGCCATCGTCGGGTGAGGCCAGTCCGCGCTTGCGCATGTCGTCCTTGCGCTCCAGCCGGATTGCGTCTGCGGCGTCGTAGCCATAGTCGACGGCCGTGAGGTCGGCCACGAGGGAGCGGTCCTCGGGCAGGCAGCCGAACCTACACCACTCCTTCATGTGGCCCCACATCTCGGCACGCTTGTTGGCGTAGCGCACCGCTGCCTCGCTGCTGTCGGTACGGTCGGCACTGGCGCCAAAGTCGATGCCGCGCACCGTCGAGCAGCCAAGTTGGCTCAGGCGATCGACGACACCCCAACCAATGCCGGTGCCATCGACGAAGACGGCGTCGGGCTCATGGGAGTTGATCAGTTCCATCACCCGGCCGGCCGTCACCATGAGGTCGGGAATGCGGAACTTCACCGCCGGGATCGAACGCGCATCGAGGCCGCGTCGGAAGCGAACGACGGTGTGGTCTTCGCCCTGTCGCGCAATGTCGACGCCCATCACCAGCGCGGCAGTGGGGTCCTTGAACAGTTCCCGTGCCACCGCATGCTGCACGCGCTCGCTGTCAATGAACTGCATGGTGCCGGCGCGCGGGAACTCGCCCTTCACGCGCACGCGCACGAAGTCGGAATCCTCGCCGTAGTCGTGCACCCAAGTCGCGATCTGTGCTTTGTTGGTCATCGACACCGAGCGCGAATCGATCTGCTGCGGTTGCCAGCGATGGGCGAAGCGGCCGCCGGCGAAGCATTCACGAAAGCGGCCGGTGGTGCGCGTCGGATTGCCGAAGGCTAGCCAGAACAGATCGGTGCCCAAATCGGTGAGAGCGCCCTCGATGGTCTCCCAGACGCCGTCTGCGATCGACGAAGCCTCGTCGAACAGGGCGAAGGCACGTCTGCCCTTGTTGTGCAGGCCGGCGATGGCCTCGGTGTTGTTCTCGGACCACGTGATGGCATCGACGCGCCAAGTGCGGTCGCGGCCCGGTCGCGAGGACTGCAGCGACGTTGCAGTGTAGGTGAACCAGTCCTTGTTGGCCGAGAGAGCGTGCCATTTAGCGAGCTCGGGCCAGGTCTTGGTGCGCAGCTGCCCCTCGGTGTTGGCGGTGACGATGCCGCGGGTGTCCTTGACGGTCGACATCGCCCACAGAACGATCCACGCGACCAGCGCCGACTTGCCGATACCGTGGCCGGACGCCACAGCCAATCGCACGGCTTCGTCCGGCGACTTGTCGCGTTCGGAGAGGCCACGGCCGAGCTTCTCCAAGACCTCGCGCTGCCATGGCTCGGGGCCGGTCTCACAAGCAAGCGCCGTACCCGCCTCGCCCCACGGGAAGGCCGCCATCACGAACCCGAACGGGTCGTGGCGATAGCGGCTGAAGCGTTCAACGAGTCTCCCCGACTTTGAGCGGTTAGTCGCCATTGTCGAGACGCACACTTTCGCTGGCGGTGTCGAGCAGTGCGAACTCGTCTTCGGACTGGGCGTCCGCCTCGGCCGGCCGGTCGCGCCAGTCGGCGCGACCGGCGGTTGCGTAGCCAGAAGATGCAGGCCTGGGTGTCGGGCGGGTAGGCCACCGTGACGCTGAAGGACTTGGGCTCGCCTCGGCACAGGAACGTTCGCTCGACCTTGTGCCGGAAGCCGACGGCGCGGGCATAGAGACTCGCCGCGACCTTGGCGTCGGCCCGCCGCCGCCCGTCGCGCACGGCGGTCGCGAAGTCGGGATGATGGGCTATCCAATTGTCGATGGTTCGCGGCGAGACTTCGAACACCTCGGCCAGCTCGTCGTTGGTGGCACCGAGCAGGCAATGCTCGCGCGCCAGGTCGCAATGATCGGGGCGGTAGCTCGTGGGACGTCCGGGCGGGTTCATGGTCCGAAGAATAAGCACTTTGGTTATCATTGTCAATAACTGTCGTGCTTCTATTTAAGACCAGGGTTTTTGCGCTCCAAACAGGCCCTTTCGACGCATGAACCCCGGCACCAACAGAAAGCCGCGACGGTATTATAATACCGCCAATCCGGGATCAGCCACCAACAACCTCTTGGGGGTAAGCGCCGGTTCGACGATTTATGTTGTGTCGGCGTGCAGAATCGTGCTCTTCTACCGCGATAGATATTACGTAGTACACGATGGATATTAAGGACCTTACTCCGGCGCTGCGCGACGCACTTATGGCCGAGATCGCCAAGGAGTTGCCGCGTCTGTTGAGACAGGCCGAGCAGAGCATCATGCCGGCCCGCCCGGCGCAGCCGCGCAAGCGCATTCCGCGCGGCTTAGCGGGCGGCGCAATCCATCGGGTGATATGGGACCGTGGCCAGGATGGGGCGAGCAAAGATCAGATTCTCCGATTGGCCCCGAAGTATCTCGACGGCCACGCGCTTAACGAGAACACCCTCAAGGCGTGGCTGGTCGTCCTGCGCCGCGACGGCAAGATCGAGAAGCGGGACGACAGTTGGGTTGCGGTCGCCGCGCCACAACTCGGCGTCATCAGGCCCGAACGGTACGGCCTGACTTCGCGCTATGCGTACTCAACGAAAAACGGCGACCGAAAGGCCGCCGCTCTATCGAGTGTCAAAGGTGCGTAATGCCTGACCAGCCAGCACCCGAGACAGAACCAACGCAAGGCCGAGAGAGACGGCCGGGAGGTGGTACACGCAAATACTAAAAGGTAATTAGCATCGCGCTTTCCCGCCGGTACCACTCAGGACGCTGATTGGCCGGCGGGTTCCTTTACCATTTGATGGAGTCGATGGCAAAGACCAAGGCCAAACGACGAGAAAGCTATTGGCCTACGGAGGCGAAGAAGCGGCGCGACACTGCGTTGCGCGCTGCATTGAGTATCCCTCGCGTACTACGAAAAGCTCGCCCCCCGGGCAAACGAGAACCCAAGAAGGCCCTCCTTAGAGCAGGCGACAGATCGCAATGGCAATCGCGGCTCATCCCAAGATCGGCACCATCCTCCATTGTGATTTCAACGCCGGCTTCAAAGAGCCAGAGATGGTGAAGCGCCGCCCCTCATCGTGATCAGCCCCGCGATCACCGCGAGGGTCGATGGGGATCGGCCAGGTCAAGCATGACCCTTTTCTAGGAAACTACTTAAGTTATTGACTTCAGTTATTAGACTTTGTAGAGTCCGGCTTCTGTTGCCATGGCTTTCGGCGATCCGGGCGGGGGGCGGCGCAATTCACTGGAGCATGTCCGTGTGGGAATGGATCAAGACCAACGCTCAACAGGCTAATGGCTGAGCCAACTACCCCGCCCCGTGAGCCAGAGACAACGCCTCGACAGATAGCTGAGGTGACGCCCAGCTATCATCAGGCTGTTGGCGTCGCATACATCACAGAAGCTCTTATGCAGATGCAGGCGACGCTCGGGGAACTAAAGTCCGACGTGAAACATCTGACAGCGGCAAGCGAGAAGCAGGGAAAGAAGACCGACCGCATAAGTCACATTATCTTCGCAGCTGGCGTCGTGCTGACCCTTCTGCTCGCGATCGGCGGCTTCCTTTTGAACAAGATTTGGGATGGCCTTGTCCTGGCGCTCAAGGCGGCCGGTCACTAAGTTCCGCCCGAGTTCATGCGAAAGCAACGCTCGCAATAGTGGGCGCCAAGGCGACGCTGGAGTGAACCCATCGCGGATTTCGATCCCTTTGCCTTCGGTCGTTGAGCCGCAGGCAGCGGATCAGGGCCGGATTCAGAGCCGCGGTCAGTTCGAGCTTGTTAGCGCTAGAGAAGAACCAACAAGGCTCTAATGGAGCCAACCGAGCACCCACATGAGCAGCAGAATGGGAATCGGGATTCCCAACAGCCATAACAGTCCTGCACGAGCCATAGTTACCTCCGATGATCGAGCAATCGTCAACGGCCCGGCCCCCACTGGGTTCCGGCGGCCTGCTTTCGCTGACACCCGGCGGTAGTGTCCTAATTTGATTTTCGTTTCCTCGGGATCACAAAAGTGACCAGCGCGTGGAACCATTTTTGTATTCTGCTAGGCCCTCGCAGTGAGGCAATGATCTCAGGGGATAGACGACCTGAAAACTGTTTTACGATGGCCTTCCGCTCGGCGCGCTCGCGATACCATCGAAGAATGCTCATGACGTTGACCGTCGCTCCGCCACGATAGCCGCCCGTACCGCGTCCAGCGGGAACCGTATCCCGCCCAAGTGTAGCACGGCAAGAGCGTGTGGCCTCTCCAGCCAACTACAAGGTAGTGTCCTAATTTGAGTTTAGGGCTGCACAGACGGCCACAGGGCCGCCACCTCGCCACAGGCTGCATTGACCTCCTTCAGGCGGGACTTGGCGCGGTGCGGGCGGCTATCGTGGCGGAACGGAAGGCAAAGCCATGAACTGGCGTCTATGGACCTGGAAAGACTACACGGCCCTACTGCTGGTCACGGTTCTCATCCTTGGCGTGGTTCTGGTCTACGTCGATCTTCCCGGATTTGTGAGCCTCAACTTAGCGGGCACCAAGTCGAGCCTCGGTCCCGACTGGACATGCACCAACCCAGGTAAGGGCGATCCGGTTTGCTTGAAAAAACCAACTTCAAATTAGGAACTACCGACATGAACTGGCGGCAGCGCAATCGCGAGTGGATCCTAAAATTGGGGTGGTTCCGGTTCATCTTGGCCGGCGGTCTTCTTGTTGGGGTACTCTTCGAGTGTTGGATGCGACTATGGTTCTGGGCTTTGGCCCGCCTGGTCCCCGCGTCCTGGAACATTGGAGAGCCGCGCGGAGATTTCATCACACTCGCGACAATATCGCTAACTGCAGGAGTAACTTTCGCTGCCGCGATATGGCTTTGCCTCCGCTGGCAAAGCCGTCGAACTAAAATGTCCGACCAACCAAATTAGGACACTACCAACTACAAGCGCGAGAGGAACCGGATCGAGGCCGCCCTGCGGACGCTACGCGACCTCTGGTCCACTATCGAGCCACCGCCCAGCTTTGACCCATCAAAGGCCCGATTTCGCGACTGACCGTCAAACTAGGACACCACCCACCCGGCTGCTCCGGTGTCCTGGCAGGGCAAATCGTGCTCCACTAGCTTGGTGGGAACGACATCTCGGCCGCCTAAGTGGATCAAGCCGCAGCTCACGCGCCTCGTCGAGGAAGCGCCGGCGGGTGACGGCTGGGTGCACGAGATCAAGTTCGACGGCTACCGGATGCACGCCCGGATCGACGGCGGACAGGCAAAGCTTCTGACGCGTACGGGTCTGGACTGGTCGCACCGATATCGCCGTACGGTCGAGGCCCTTAAGTCTCTGAAGGCGAAGTCCGCTTACATCGATGGTGAGCTTTGCGCCCTCAATTCCGATGGCGTGCCGATCTTCAGCCGACTCCAAGCGGCCATGGACGAGAGCCGCACTGACCAGCTGGTCTTCTTCGCCTTCGATCTGCTGTTCCTGAACGGCGAAAGCACGGCGCAGCTCCCACTGGTCGAGCGCAAGGCGAAGCTGCAGCGGTTGTTCCGGAAGGAGATTGACGGTCTCCGCTACACCGAGCACGTCGCCGGAGACGGCCCACGCTTTCGCGCGGAGGCCTGCAGGCTCGGGCTCGAGGGCGCCATCTCCAAGCGGGCCGATCGACCCTATGTCCCGGGAGACCGCGGGATCTGGGTCAAGTCGAAGTGCCTCAACCGCGAGGAGTTCATTGTCGTCGGTTGGACCGATCCCGAAGGCAGCCGCAGCCACATCGGCGCGCTGCTCCTGGGCTACTACACCGAGGATGGCCGTCTGCACTGCGCTGGCCGTGCCGGCACTGGCATGACAGAGAAGGAGCTGAAGCGACTGGCCGGCGTCATGGCGCCGTTGCAGGTCAAGAGCATGCCACTCGCCGAGGCGCCGCCCCGCGACAGCCGGTTCGGTTCGCCGCTGAAGCTGTCCAAGGTGCACTGGCTGAGGCCCGAGCTCGTCGTCGAGGTGACCTACCTCACCTGGACCGAGGACAACCTGCTGCGGCAGGTCTCCTACCAGGGCCAACGTGACGACAAGCCGGCCCGCCAGGTCGTGCGGCCGGTGCCGCATCCGCCGCGCGGAAAGCGCTGATTCGGGCGGCAAACCGCCCTGCTTGGAAACGCAGGGCGGCTCGCCACGTTGGGGGGACCATGAGACCGCAAAAGCCCTGGAAATGTTCAGCGTGCGGCACCGAGGTTCCTGACCTGCCGATGCACGTGCTAAGGCATCAGTTGTCTCACGTACTCAGGCGTCCTCTCGTCGACAATCGGCCGGATCCCCCTGAGCCGTAAATGAACGACGGTGAAGCGCCGCGATACGATCGATGATCCGGACCCCGCTCGGTCTGCTCGAAGTGTTCGGCAGCGAGGGTT